AGTATTTTATGATGATTTTATCGGGGCTGATGTAGTAATTCCCGCAAGCGGTTCAGTTGAATCAGGCTGTAAATGGTCTTCAAAGATTGTAGGTGCAGCACCTCCGACAGTAGCTAAAACTGCTGATGGTGTTAATGGAATGGTATTAGCTTCCTTAACAAGTGCTGACCAAAAACAGGACGCAGCTTTACACATGAATGACGAATTAATGTTTAGCATAGCTCAAGGTGCAATCTTTGAAACCAGATTATCATTAACAACTTTACCAACTCTAAATGGTGTAGCTTCCTTTGGTTTGTGGGGTGCATGGGCTGACGGTGGAAGTGCTTATCGAGTAGGGTTTGAAGTGCCTGCTGGTGGAATAGTAACTTGCGAATCTGATGATAACGCAACCGATACTGCTGCAGCCTCTTCTATAACTTTGGTAGCTGGAACATACAATATATTTAGAATTGATTGTACCGACCAGTCAGATATTAAATTCTATATTGACGGTGCAAGGGTATGCAGTTCGACCACTTTTGCTAATGCGGCTTCGGCAGCTAATAGTAAATGCCAACCTCATCTCGGATTATATAAGGCAAGCTGGACTTGGTGTAATGTCAATTGACTATGTGAGGATATTCCAGAATAGAAGCTAAACATAATTAATAGGGGGCGGGGCAACCTGCTCCCTCTTTCTAAGGGGGAAAATTATAATGTTTAATAAAATACCAGATTATTGTTTGGGATGTAATTTAATGGGAATTCGTGAACGAATAAAAAAATTAATAGTCAAATATGAACATATTTTAAAAGATGGGGATTACAGTATTGTTGATGGAGAAGAAGAAGTAAAAGATATTATTAAAGATTTAAAAGAATTAAATAAATAATTGAGGTGATGTAAATGATAGTATCTCTAACTAATATATTAAATTATCTCGATGTAGATATCGGCTATTTTACCGTCAATGCTTCCCATGATAAATTAATCTTAGCTTATGACGGCGGTAGTGCCACGAGTGTAGAAGTAGATGACGGCACGTATAACGGGGCTGATTTGGCTACTGAACTACAAGGTAAAATAGATACTGCATTTACTATATCATCTACGGTCACTTATTCGACCACTACAAAGAAATTTACGATTGATGTTGGAGCAGGTCATACAATAGCTTATACTCATACGGGCAGCGATGCAGGGCTATTATTCGGCTTTAATCAAGACCATGCAGCAGCCCAGACTATCACATCAGATATAGCGGCAAGTGACCCTTCGGAGATTATATCAGTTATTCACGGTTCGGTTGAAAATTGGGTAGAAAATTATTGTAATCGTAAATTTGAGGCGGCTCTATATGTGAAAGAAAGACACGATGGCAATGGACAGCCGATAATATACTTTGAACAATATCCGGTTATTGCGGTTAATCTTGACGATTTAGTCTGGGATAGTTCGGCAAAAACAGTAACGAGGGCTGATGGCGGTAGCTTTATAGATGATGGCTTTACAGCAGGCGATAAGGTATTAGTGCAAAATAGTGATAGCAATAGCGGTCTGCTTACCATTGATACAGGCGGGGTGGCTGCTTTAACTTTAACTTTTACCGATACTATCACATCTGATACAGATGATGACGATGTTATATTATCACACTTCCGGGAACTTTGGGTTGGCAGTAGTGAAATTGATGAGGATAGTTATGAAGTATTTGATGACCATATATATTACGGTAGTGGATTTAGCGAGGGTCACGGCAATGTTAGGATGACATATTATGCAGGGTATAGTTCCGATAATATGCCTGATGACCTGAAGCTGGCTATAAAGATTATAGTTAAATATATATATCAGAAACGACAAGAGGAAATATTTGGGGTAAAGAATTATAAAGTAGGGGATATAAGTATAACTTTAGATGTTGGGGATATACCTAAAGAGGCGGAAGCTATTTTAAATAAGTATGTTAAGAGGGAGATTGTATGATAGAAGATTATATTAATCAAATAATATGCGGTGATTGTTTGGAAGTGATGAAAGAAATACCTGATAATTTAGTTGATTTAACCGTAACATCTCCACCTTATTTTAATACTAAAAAGTATTCCCATTATGAATCAATTAATGATTATATGGAACAGATGGAAGAAATTTTTGCCATTATATTTTTGAAGATAAAACAAAGTAGAATGTGTATTGTAAATATTTCTCCCATTCTCATAGAAAGAGAAAAAAGAAGTAAACAAAGTTATAGGATACCATTACCTTTTTACTTCGTTCCAATGATGGAGAAAATTGGATTTGAATTTCTTGAAGATATTATTTGGGCTAAACCAGAGGGTTCAGCGAAAAATCGTAATGGAGGATTTTTTAGACATAGAAAACCAATTGCTTATAAACCGAATATAATTACAGAATATATTTTAGTATTTAAAAAACCTGCGCCCTTTCTTATCGATAAAGTTCTTAGGAATAATAGCCTTGTTATCGGAGATTACGAAAAAACGAATTTATGGAGAATAAATCCCGATACAAAAAGCAAACATCCTGCTCCGTTTCCAGAATTATTAGTAGATAAAATAATAAGATATTATTCTTATGAAGGCGATTTGGTTTGTGACCCATTTATAGGAAGTGGTACGACTGCGGTAGCTTGTATAAAAAATAATCGTAGATATATCGGTATAGAGATATCAGAAGAGTATTGCGAGATAGCCAGAAGACGTATTAAAGCAATGCCAGAACCATTGTTCGTATAAGGGGGTTAATAATATGTCTAATTTTTTAATAGCAGGAGTTTTACTAATTACAATACCAATCGGTATTTTAATTGGAATATATATATGTCAGAGAATTTATAAAAAACAAATATTTTAAGAAGATTATTTAGAGGGGAATATTATGGCTTTTAAACCAATAGAAAAAACAAATAAGAAGCGTGATTGTAAAGATTTTAAACCTTATTTTTTTGACAAAAGATATTGTAAATATTCTTTTAAATGTGCGAATGCAGGAAATGAATATATAATAAGAAGACATTACGATTTGCGAGGATTTTTCGACCTTCGTTGCACAGGAATAGAAAAAAAGAAAATAACAATATTACCAAAAGCAGACCCTGAAGATGATGAGGTGATTAACCTATTATGATAGGCAAAAAGACAACTCTTGATTTAAGACGATGGACAGGGACGCCAGATGGAATGGGGGGCGAAATATTTGCTTGGGCTGGCTTACGAAATATCACAGGCGTATTATCTACCATTCGAGGTGATGAACGGCTTTCGGCTGATAAGCTAACCGTTATTGCTGACCATTACTTTTATATCGATTATCCTATAGGCGAAACAATAACCGAAGCTGATATATTTGTTAAAGGCACGACTACATATAAGATTATCTATATTAATAATATGGGGCATACACAGGGGAAACGGCTACGAATAACTTTAAAAGAGGAGGTTTAAAATGAAAGTAAAAGTAGGGAATAAACTTTATAATTCGGAAAAAGAACCAATTATGCTGATATTGGATAGTGAAGAGAAAAGATTAATTGGAAATATGCGACCAGTAGATAATAAATTTTGTTCTTATCCTTATAAGTTCGGACAGGATTTAGTAAAGAAATTTATGAAGTTGTAAGATTATAAAGAGGAGATTTAAATGGGCGTAAAATGGTATGGGGCAAAAGTTATTAGCAAAATAAATAAGGCAAATAAGCAGATAATCAATAAGGCTTGTCTAATGGTGGAACGAGACGCTAAAATATTGTGTCCTGTAGATACGGGACGTTTAAGAAGCTCGATTACACACGAGATAGAAGGCACGGCTGGCAGAGTTGGCAGTAATGTTGAATATGCGAGGATAGTTGAATTAGGTGGTATAGAACTTGGTATTAACCGGGCACCGCAGCCTTATTTGCGACCTGCTCTACACAAGAATGAGAAGGCTATAAGGCAAATGTTCAAGAAGATTATATAAGGAGTTTATATGCAAGTATTATTCACCGGACTATGGAATAAATATAACGGCAACGCAGCCCTCAAAGCGGTAGTATCGGGAATGTATCTAACCGAAGCTCCGCAGGGAACAGCATACCCTTATATAACATATCACAAAATTAGCGGCGTACCCGACCATACGTATACAGAGGACATGGAAAATGTGATAATACAATTTAATATATTTGATGATCATAATAGCTCGACCACGATTAATGATATATACACCAAGTTGACGGCTCTATACGATTGGTGTTCATTAACCGTAGTGGGCTGGGATAGTATATATATGAAAAGAGAATTAGATAATCTAACAAGAGATAATGGTATTTGGAACTATTTTGTACAGTATCGATTAGAGATACAAAAATAAAAAGAAAAGGATAATTAATATGGGTTATAGAAATTCACCTGCAACCGAATTTAAAAAGGGAAATATCCCTTGGAATAAAGGAAAGAAGAATCCTTTTTCAAAATCAACTTTAATAGCAATGAGTGAATCAAAAAAGGGATTGCATATATCGCAAGATACAGAATTTAAAAAAGGATTTACTCCGTGGAATAAAGGCATGAAGATGGAATCTTTAAGTAAAGAACATAAAGAAAAAATTAGTAAAGCATTGAAAGGTAAAATGCCTAAGAATTATCAAATGTTAAGAACTCCTTATTATGTCAGAAAATCATTAAGGAGTGGTAAACCAACATCTCTTGAAATAAAATTCCAGAGGATAATCGATAAAAATAAATTGCCTTATAAATATGTTGGAGATGGCAAAATATTCATCGAAAGATACAATCCTGATTTTATAAATACTAATCACGAAAAAATAGCTATTGAAGTTTATGCAAGATATTACAAAAAAAGGAATCATGAAAATATAGAAGAATGGAAAAATAAACGGCAAAAAGTATTTAATAAATATGGTTGGAAAATTATATTTTTTGATGAAATTGAATTGAATAGCGAGAAAAATGTTCTAATAAAAATAAAGAAAGGAAGTGATTTAAGTGAGTGAAGTAGCTGGAAAAGGCGGAAGTATAACTTGTACTGGATTAACAGCAGGCGTTAAGGCTTGGAGTCTTGATTTAGTAGGTGATACTTTAGAAACTACAGATTACGATGATAGCGGACACAGAACTTTTATTGTAGGGCTTGACGGCTGGACTGGAAGTTGTGAGATTAACTGGGATACAGCTAATACAATAGGTGTTGGAGATGAAATTACAGATTTGGTATTTAGCATTGTAGGAGCAACAGAAAAATACACAGGAGATGCAATTGTAACGGGTATTAGTGTTTCCAGTTCGGTTGATGGTTTAGTAACTGCAACTATTAGTTTTCAAGGCACTGGTGAATGTGTTTTAACTTCGGCATAAAGTAAATTGATTATGATTAGAGGTGATGTAAATTGACTGAAAAAGCTGGAAAAGTAGGAGCAATATATGCTACTTATGGTGATGGTATAGATGTAGCCAATGAAGAAGTAACGTTAGTTGCAGGTGTAAAATCTCTTGCGAATACGAATGTATTAGTAAGTAAGGTAACTTCTGACGCTGGTGGCAGTAATCCAATAACGAAAGCATATTATTGTACGGTTGCTGGTTCATTAGTCGTTGCTGATGGCGGAACTGATACAGTCTATGTAACCTATAAATACTGGAATGAAGGCGTGTATGCTCATAAAAACGCTGAAACCTGGCAGGCTGACCATGCCTATGAAGTGGGTGATAGAGTATTACCAACGACCCCGAATGATTATTATTATGAGGTTGCAGCGGGTAATGATGGAACTTCGGGAGCAAGCGAGCCTTCCCCGTGGGGAACTACAGTTGCAGGTACTACTGCTGATAATACGGTTACCTGGACTTGCCACTCATACAGCGAGATTGGGCAGGTTTGCGGATTTTTTAACTGGAATGCTGATAATGTTTGCGATATATTAGAAACAACTGATTATTGCGATGATGGACACCGAACATATATAGCAGCTTTAAAAGGCTGGTCTGGTAGTGCAGAAAGGCATTTCCTAACCGAAGAAAATCTTGATTGGATAACCGATAATTTAATAATAAGATTTTACGTTGACGAATCTAATGACTTGCGATATGAGGGCTGGGTAATTGTAGATGGACATTCTATAACATCAGCGGTAGATACTTTGGTTAATGAAAGTTTAAGTTTTAAAGGTGATAGTATATTAAGTTCAGAATCAAGTTAAAAAATATAAAAGGAGCGAAATATGAGTGAAAAAGACAAATTAGAAAATATAATCGGCAGCGGTATTCCTATAACTATTAAAGGTAAGGAATATAAGCTGGGTATATTTAATATGAGGGATTTAGCAGACTTCAGGCAATATATAAAAGGGCAGCGGATTAAGATAATT